GTTTCGTTCTTCATGCCATTTCCTTTAGTTGAAGTGCCGTTTCTTGCATAAGCCCGTCACCGAAAAATGCGATCTCCGCATCCTGAGTTGTGATGAATTGTTCCATCTCAATCGCTGCCTGTAGCATCTGCCTAGTGGTCTGAAATACTCGGTTTCCAGCTTTCACCATAATTTTAGCTTGTTCTTTGCCCAAATGTGCCCCAGCGTGCCGGTCAGTCGTAAATGAGCAATCCATGCCGTGGATGTTAAACCGCCGATAGCCAAGCGCCGCCATGACGTTCATCGCCCGCTGACCGACTGAACTGCCGCCGCCAATCATGCTGTTTGCGCCCTCGGGGTGGTTTTGCATCACCCATGCCACGGTTTCTAGATCATCGCCGTTAATCAAATGCCAAAGCCGCACCTGGCGGCCCTTCAGCACTTCCCAATATTTTGGGTGGCACACGGTTGCCATCAGGTAGATGGTCTTTGCCTGCGGGTTTTGCAGCATCCGTGCTTTATGTTCCCGAGGGTCGCAGTCCACATGGAAATCCGGCACGATGCCCCGTTTGACAAGGTAGTCGTGCGCCCCTGATACCGTAACAATGGGCCGCTTTATGAGTCGCCAAGTGTCGGCAAGGCTTGGGCCATAGCAGACAATGGATGCCCATTTGTCATTAAATTTGGGCTTTTTTTTGAGCATTTGCCCATGCGCTTGCGACATTTGAGCATGGCGCTCGGCGTTACTTAGGACACCTTGTAGCATTCAATCCTCATGTCTCGGAACGGGAAATGATAGCGCGGATCAAAGAATTCGATGCGTTCCATGCCCACCGATTGCAGCATATCGCGCAACGGGTTTTGAAACCAACCCCACCGATGGCACATAGCAGGGTCTTTGTGCTTGGGGTCGCCCCATAAAGCATAGGTAACCATAAACGGTTGCAAAGGCTCTTTATGCACCACGCAATTGTGGATGTAGGCAAACACTTTGTCCATGCAAGGCAATTCAAGAATCATTTTGCCGCCTGGCTTGAGAACACGCATCCATTCAGACAACAGGGCGTGTACTTCCCATTCGTAAAAATGCTCCAAAACATGAATTGCGGCGACCGCATCGGCTGAGTTGCTGGCAAGTTCCAGCTTACGCAAGTCGCATTTGATGTCCGATGTTTCGGAATAGAGGTCTACGTTTACCCAGCCGTTCCAATGCTTTTTTCCGCATCCGAGGTTGTAGGCCGTTTCGTAATCGTCTTCCATGCATCGATCACTATTTGCGGCGAGTATTTTTCCATCACGAATTGTTGCGCCGCCAAGATATTGCTTGATACGTTCTTCTGTGTTGTCCATTCGATGCCCTCTTTGATGTTGCCAATCCAAATGCCAGGGAAACCCTCCAATGCTGGATGCAGCTCTGCGACTACAAAACACCCTTGACGGGTCGCCTCAATTGCCCGATTTGGGCTTTTGTAGGTATCGGTGGCGGGGATCACCACAATGTCAGCGCGGGCAAATTCTTCCAACATGGTTTCATGCGACCAAGGGATTGCCCCGCCAAAGTTGGACACCACCCGCAGCGGATAACGCTCAATGTCCGGCAAGATGCGCTGGAGGCTTTGCTTGTTGACGGCGTGCCCATACCACAGCAGATTCACGCCGTTGCAATGCGGCGGCATCTCATCGTACTCAAATGGGTCAGGAATGACCGCGGCATCTTTGCCTAATGCTTTGATGCGCTTTGCCATTTCTTGGGTTGGGCAAGTCACCACATCAGCAATCCGCAGCGCCTCGGCATAGTGCGTCCAATCAAAATGGTCATCGCAAAAATCCACGATTACCCGGGCGCCACGCGCCTTGGCCCGCGCCATTTCCATCAATTCATGCGCTTGGGGCTTGGCAAACACCAATGTGCCTGCGGTCAAGTCGTTAAGGCTTGCCCATGTGCCTGCCGGTATCTTTGCGCGGTAACGCCAGCTTGCCGACCAAACATCACCAAAATGAATGAACGAAACCCGATCATTTTGCTGTGCTTGGGTATTGATGATGCCGCCTAGTTCCATCATGTTTTCTGCCCTTTTGCGGATGATGGCTTGGATTAGCCCATGCCCGTGACCATTGAATACCGCATCCGGTAGGTAATCGTAGTAGGTTTGGAAATGCTCGGCCTGCAACGCCATTGCCGTGTTGCAGTAGAAAGTCTCGCCATCAAGTTCGATTCTGACTTCAATCAAGCTGTCGCCGTCTTTTAGTCCATCACCATTGACCCGCAGCATTTCGCCATCGTTGCAGGAATCGTAGCCAAACAGTTCAAATTTTCGCCAGCCAAGAACATAAAACAACGACATGGCCCGCAGGCCGGAAGTTGTACCGCCGCCAATCAGCATAGAGTTTTTGGGGCGGTTTTGGCCTTTGGTAAGGTATGGATGCCAAAGGGTGACATCGCAGCCTGCAAGGTTGTCAAACATCGCCGGATGGCATTGTGAGGCAATCATGTACTTCACGGCCTTGTGGGGCTTGTAGAACGCGATCCGATGCTCTTGTGGGTCGATTGCTAGGGCGTAATCAGGAATCACGCCGTTGTCAATTAACCAATCGTGTGCGCCCTTGATGGCAACAACCGGCGCACCGGCGGCTTGCATCTTTTTGATGAGTTCTATTTGCCCTCTAACGCTTGGGGCGCTTGCTACCAGCAAGATCGAGCCGGTCTTTGCCGATTCAGCTTGCTTGACTTGTGCAAAGCCTCTAGCAATTGCCGCATCCATGTGCGCGAATAACGTCTCGTCATCCGCGACACATTGACCGTTAACTTTGAGAGGTAAAAAACTCATCAAAAAGACACCCCGCTTCTTTGGCGGGGCATCAGTTTGCTTTAGACAGGGTTAGATGTCAGTAAGCCAGCATTGTTGACCATGCAATATGGTGCAGATGCCGAGGTTGCCGAAGTGTTAGCCACGATACCTTGGATGTAACCGGAAGACACGGTTGTATCGTCCAATTTACCAGCGGTAGCTGTGGTGTACAACGGCACTTTGGGGTTGCAAGCAATCAACAAGTTAACGCGCAACATACCGTTAATGCCGATCCAGCCGTAGTAGCTAGAGGCAATTGCGGTTTGTGCAAAGCCAACCATTGGATAACCCAACGCAGCAGCATTTGTGGTGGTCACGGGCACAGCACGCATCACGGGAGTCAAACTCGCCGAATCAGCAAATGTGGACATGATCACCGCATCAAACTGAGAGATGTCGGATTCGGCGCGGGCAAAAATGTACACGCCGTTATTGCTAGTACTGACCCGACTACCAGGGGTAACGGGGAACAGGGTAGTGGAACCGGCAGACGTAGACGCATAGGTTGCGGTTAAGTCAATACCAATTTTTCCATCGGTGACGTAATCAGCCATGATGATTCTCCTTATTCAGTCATAACGCCTTGGAACTGAAGTCCCGAGGCAGTCATATTGCCAGCCCATCCAATCAGGCGCACGATTGCGTCCTGGTTGGTACTCATGCGCTCATCGCCGATTGGGACGAAATTGCGGTTGGTGTGTGGTCGGAAGAAAATGTACTTGCTATTCAAGAAATAGCCAGTCGAGGTGGGGATATTGCCACCAATACCACCGTCCAACACCACATCAGCGTTCATGTACTTGCTTGCAACAAAGCCGAGTTCAGCCATCTTGCTAGAGCCAGGGAAACGCTGGATGTTTTGCAGGGAAGACATAAAGAATCCCCACAGGTTGTTGTCCAACAAAATCAAGTCAACCACATCGCTACCGCGCGAGGTCTTAGCATACAGGCGGTTAAAACCGGTCTGAATGTTGGAAGACGATGCGGACACGCCGAGGTCGTTTGAAAAGTCAAACGTCTGATTGCGCCAAAAAGACCATGTGCTGCGATCAATACCGCCAACCACGCCGGTTGCCGGATTAGCGACCACCATAGCTTGCAGACCGGTGATCTGCTTGCCGTTGTTGGCTGTGCCGTCCGAATAGATACCAGTCGAGATCAAGTTCTCAATCGATGCCTCGGCAACGTCCAAACGTGCGTCAAACAAATCGATGATCTGTTCTTCGCCACTGTTTTGGAGCATTTCCAAGCCATTGATGGTCACAGCGACTGCGGCCTGCTTGATGGGGAACTGAGCCGCGCTGATAACGTCCGCAGGGCTAATGTCCAAGACTTCAGCGCCTGAGTAGTACATTGCGGTACTGTTTGCTTGGAACGACAATTCTTGCAGAATGGTCGAACCGCCGGTGAACGGCTTGTACCGTCCTTTTTCACGCAAACGGGTCAGCAAAGCATTGTTTTTGGTCACGTTATCGGCGACTGTGCCGGAACGCGATTCAATGGTCGTTGCCAAAACGTCTGAGTAGTTTGCATTTGCAAATGCCATGACTAACTCCTATTTAACCGAAAGACCGTAGCGCATTGGCTATCACGGCCCGCCGGTCGGTTTGATTGATGACGGGGTTTGCGCTGCCACCAGGTGCGCCGCGCACACTTACCGCCGCTGTTCTCGCTCTTTGCACTTGGGCTGTTGCCTGCGCTTGTTGTTGCTGTTGAGCATACAAAGTTTGCGCTAATTGCGGATCGAGCCTAACTGCCGTGTCATACGCCAATTGCAATTTCTCGCGTTCGGACATCTGACTTGTGTCACCTAAAACCTGTGGCGCTTGGAGAAGCTGCAACATCCGGTCGGAGACTGCCTCAAAGTGCATATTTGCGGGGTCGCTCGCAAACTGCTGGATAACAGAGAGTGCCCTGTTTTCGTTCAATTTCTGCGCTTGGTACTGCTGCTGCGTTATGTGTTGCGTCAGTTGCTGTACTTGTTGCGCGAGATCATTGTAATGCGAATCCTGCTGAACCGGTGCAGTCCCGCCTAAATGAGCAGAAACTTGCTCAATCGGAATCTGAAACTGCTGGATCATGTGGGCCACGGCTTGGCTCTTTTGCGCCGGTGTACCCGTCCGCAACAAGGCCGCAGTCTGCAAAAGGGGAGCAATGGCCTGCGCTGGCGTGGTGTTTTCGTTCCGCAAAATCCACTCATAAGGGGCAAATTGCTCGGTGATGGCCCGTGCCTCGGCATCGCGTGTTTTGTACTGCGTGATGCCTTTTTCGTAGTCGGCATCACGTTGGGCAAAGGCTTGCTGAAGTTCAGGCGGGGCTTTTTCCCAATGGTCTTTCAGTTCCAACCGCAGGGATTTGGGCATATCCACCCGTGGTTTTTCGGGCGTATTGGGCGCTTGAGATTCGCCGGTTGGAAATTTTGGTGCAAATTTGCCCTTCTCACGGGGTTGGCTTGGGCTTTTGCCTTGGTTTGCAGAATCAGATGATGTTTTTGCCAATGCCTCGCGGATCGTATCGGCACGGCTTGGCGGCTCGGCTACCGCAGGCGCAGACGTTTCGGGCGTTGAAACTAATTCGGTCGTGTCGGGTGCGACAACTTCGTTTTCCATCATTTCATCCTTTTCATTTGGTCGAGGGTCATTTTGATCATTTCCTTGCGCTCAGGCGGCGGTCGGTTGTGTAGCCGATTTGCCATCTCCACGTTCAAGTTGCTGCGCTGCACCGGCGCAATTGGTGCGCCTGGACGGTCAAATTCTTGCACGCGTGCCACTTGTCCACGCAAGCGGGCGGTGTGTGCCTCTTTTTTCTTTTGCCACTCTTTTTGAGCATATTTGACATCCGAATGGCCCATCTCAATGGTATCGGTTGCCTTCAAGTGTTCGCGCCATTGGGCACGGCCCATGATCATCTTGCCATCAGGCGACCGAAAAGGCTCAATGTCGCCAAACACCATCATGCGGTCGGCGGGCGACCCTTTGCTTCTTTCGTACGGCTCGGAGCCGTCAGACGGGAAAACCCATGTTTCTTTCATAGCATTTCCAGTAGTTGTGCGATTTCTTCGTCATCACGCCGCAATCTTATCCGAAATTCAAGCTGCCTTACTTTTTCCATCATGGCGGCATAGTCAATTGGGTCGCGGGCGGCAATTTCTATGGCTTGGATTGGTGCGCTGGTTATTTCTTCGCGCTCGGCTGGCGGTAAGCCAAACAGGGCTTCGCGCAACTTTAGCTTGCGCTGTCCTTCAGCCCGCCGGTCAGCGTCCCATTGTTCGCCGCGCTTTTTCTCATCAAACCCAAAATGCCCGCCAAGCGGAATTTCAACTACTGGCGACGGCGCATTTGCCGCAAGCGTGCTAAAAGGAAGTGCGGAAAAGGCTGAAAAGCCAAACATTTATGCGCCCCATTTGGCGGCAAGTCCATCGGCATAGGTCTTGTTCACAATGTCTGTAACGGCTGATGGGGCAGTAGAAATCGTGCCGGTGGTCAATGCAACTGAAATGATGTCGGTATTTGCGCCGCTTGTAGCAAATCCAGTTATTGCACCGCCAAGAGTCAAACTTCCCGAATTTGTAACCGTGCCGGTCAGCGTTAAACCGCTTACTGTTCCTGTGCCGCTGACCGATGTCACACTTCCGCTACTTGGCGTTACCCAAGATGGTGCGCTTGTAGCATTGCTTTGTAAAACCTGACCGGCTGTTCCAACTTGCCCATTGAATGCAACCGATCCATTGGTGTTTATGGTCATTGCGTCTGTCGTGTTGACAGCGCCATAAGTGATAAAACTGATTTTTTGATTGTCCCAGCTACCCAAAACCAACGGGCCACCATACGATTCCACAAAACTTGCCAACGGGGTTGAAAAGCCGTTGTTGGGATAGCCCGCCGCTGAATAGCTATAGTTTGAATTGTTTATTCCCAATTCAGCATATGCCGTGTGCCCACCATCGTTGACCGCATAGCTTGCATACGATGTGTTGGCGCTGCTTGTGTTTTGTAGGCTGGTGTACAAATAAAGCGGCTCACTTGCGGTAAATCCTGCAATTACGCCGGAATCGGTGTGTGATGTTGCATCTCCTACATTCAAGGAACCAACATTGGTAACGCCTGATGTGTAAGGTATCAAAACACGGTTATTTGCGTCTTGATTTACTGATTTTTTGGCGGGATAGGACACAAACACATCTTTTGTGCCTGCGCCAAAAATAATTTTGCTGCCGGTGCTAGACGAAATTACCGTGTCACGGGTCAGCGTGCCTGCTGAATATGTCCCAATGCCAACTTCCCATTGGGAATCAATTGTGATTGTGTAATAGGTCGTATTTCCATTGCCTATTGCGGCAAATGACTGAAAACCGGTAACCGAGCCATCCAGCGTAAATGTGCCCGATCCCGTTGTCGTGGATGTCTGTCTGACCCGATCCGCAAGGACAAGGCTCATTGAACAACCTCCACGCCAACCACCATCCCATCAGGGCCGCGAATAACCCGCTTGGGCGCGTTCAGCCGTTGCATGGCAGCGCCGATGTTTTGCATGGTTTCGCCGTGCATATTTGCCATTTGGTCATGCATCATGGCAATCTTGTCCATTGCTTGCATGATTGGCGGGGCTAACTCTTGCGTAAGCTGTGCAGCCGCTGCATCAATGACCGGCAGGTCAAGACCAGGGTTGTTTGCCATTCTTGCAACCGTGATCTTAGTTGCTGCTTCCAATTCGGCTTTCCATCGTTCATATTCTTCCTTACCGGCCATTTCACGGGCCTTTATCTGCAATTCGTTATTTTGCTTGGTGGTTTCAAAATCGGCCTTCATTTGAGCCAATTGCATTTCGGCCTGCACCTTGGCTTGATGCATCTGCATTTCAAGCTGCGCCTTGCCTTGTTCGATTTGGGCCTGCGCCTGCATCTTCATTTGCTCGGTCTGCGCTTGCGCTTGCATCTTCATCTGTTCTGCTTGCTGATCAGCTTGCAATTGCAGCATTTCCGGTGATGGGCCAGGTTGTTTTTGCTGTGCTATTGCCGCTTTTTCTTCCAAGGCTTTCATGGCACGTTCAACTGCGCTTTCCAACCCGCGACCGGCGCGGAACCGGCGCACCAAGAACAGCAGCATCTCGGATGCCATCGGCAAAGTTTCGGGCGCTTGGGCAATCATGGGGATTGCCTCACGCAAAAATAGGCCAATGGCTTGAATGGCCTCTTGTGCGCCTTGTTTCTCTGCTTGTTCGTCAATTTGCGCCAAGCTGTCGGCCTCAACCGCAATGTGAAAGTCGCGGATGGTGCTGTTGGACAACATTTGCACGGCGGCTTGCAGCAATTGCGGGTTTTGCCCATCGGGTGTGTCCATCACGCCGGACATCTGCACAATCAGTTCGGGCGGGTAAAACTTGCAAATGACTTGCGCTTTTAGCTTGAAAATGTCGGATGCAAACCGCGCCACATCGCCTTGGCTGCTACGCATCCGCAAGCTGCCAAAGTTTGCCTTTAGCTGCTGTGCGCCAAGGGTTTCTTGGGCTTTGGATGCGCCGCGCAGGATGTCCGAGATGCCCATGATCTCGTAAATGGCCTGCTTGACTTGCTCCCTCGCGGCATACAGTTCCCGCAAAGTCACAATGATTTGCGAGGTGTCCATCATGTCGATAGCACCCTTCAAGCCGCCCTTTTCACTCATTGCCGCCCATGCGGTCACAGGGAATAGCTTGTTGTCCACGCCTTCGGTAAACAAGCGGCCCAATTCCTTAAATTCGGCATTGAACACGCCAACCGCTTTACAGGCTTTAGTCAGCAAGTAGATGCGCTGGGTTAGGTTGTCCAGTTCCTGCGCTTGGTCTTCGTACTCAGCATAATCCGGCACGGGGATCATTGTCCCTGTGGTCGTGGTCGCCATCAGCGGGCGTGGGCATGGGAAGAATTCTTCTAATTCCAACGGGTCATCGCGCTCATCTAGCGCCTGTGGATAACTTTTGGCAATCCAGCAAACCTTGCCGGTGCGCTTGTTCCAAATCTCAAACACCTTGGCTTTTTTGTCATAAGTGTTCTTGGCGGTCATTGGATTTTTGGCATCCATGTCCGTGTTGCTGCTGTCTAGGCCCACGTTTGCAAAGACTTCGCCAAAACGCTCCATGCCTTCGTCTTTGGTCATGTAGACGGCGCGGGAAACCCACCACACTTCGTCCCATGTACGGGCTGGGCTATGCAAGAAGTCTGTCCAATAAACGTAATCTATGGGGCTATGCGCCGCATCAATGCGCTCGGTTGGCTCTTCTTGGGTGTTGTAAATCTGCGCTTCGCCTGGCTCTTCTACTTCTACAGCGCCTTCGCTTACTTCGGGCTGTTCGTTAACGATTACCGGCTCATAGCGAATCCACGCCGTACCGCGTCCAGGCAGCAATCGGTCTTCCACCGCGCCGCGCATGGCTTGGTCAAAGTCGCCAAATTGGGTGGTTTCGTATTCCATGACCCGTTCCAGCATCGTAGATGCCAGCCGACCAACGGGGTCTTGATCCATGTAACGGCGGGAAACTTCGGGCTTGGCCTGCCTGCCATACAGCGCAGGGAACAGCACTTGGATGTTTGACCACAGGATGTTGTAGCGCACACGGGGCATTTCTACCGCATCGCGCTCATCCCGATAGCGTTTGACGATCTTATGCCCGCGCTTTTCCCACTTCTCAAAGACCTTTTGCGCGGCCTCTATTTGGTCGTGCCAATACGGGCCAGGGTCATCGCCCTCATACGCACCCATTTCTTGATAAGCCATTAGCTACCCGCAGCAAAGAAGAATGTCACATCCAAAGTGCCACCAACCGTAGCGTAGAGGCTTGCGCCCACATTGGCAGGGAATCGGTGAAACCCAATGGCGGGCGTGATCGTGCCCGACATCACATCACCGCTTGCGCCGCCATTGCGTAGCACCAAAGTGCCAATGGTTGTGCTGTTAACGTAAAAGCCAATCAATTGGCAAGGGCCGGTGCTGACTGCGCCGGTTGCTGTGATGTTCTTGTACCCACCGACTTCTGCTACTGGCTGGCTCATATACGTTCTCCACGATGATATTGAGTGTCATATTCCCACAACTCATCCAATGTGATGGTTTGCAGGGTCTTGCCCTTGGGCGGCGTTTGATCTCTTGCCTCTTGCCGGTAGGCGACTGCAAGCATTCTAAAGGCATCTGCTGGGTGTGAGCACCAATCATGGCGTGGATTTTGTCGAAATGCCTTCTTGTCTTCGTCGTATTCCCGCTGATATTGGCGCAGCGCCTCTAACCCTTCCTCACAGCTTGGGTCGAAATAGCACTTCGGCAGCACCATCCTGACCGCTTGGATGCCGTCTTGGATGCCAATCTCAGGCACGATTGCCAGTTTGCTTATGCCACCAAGGTGCGCCGCAAGCTGTTCCACAATGGATTTGCCGCCCGATGCCAGCGTCTTAGCCCGTGCGTCATGCGGTAGGTAATGCTTGGTGTACCGGTAGCCCTTGTCGATCACCACTTGGGCAATGTCCTCAATGCCTGCGCCGCTGACGGCGTAGTAGTCCATGACCCTGATCTCGCCTCGGATAACTTGATAGAACCAAATGGCGGTATCGTCCCGATAGCCTAAGTCCCATGCGGTATAGACCGGCGCATCGACATCGAATGGCAATTCCCTGATACGGCCTTCGTCCTGCGCCAAGCGCATCTCTTGCCCGTAAAAAGCGCCCATGATTGCCGCATCAAAGCTGCATTCGTATTCTTGATCAAACTGATCTTGGCTCAATTGCGCCCGTGCCGCCTCTAATTCGGAATCAGGCAGGATTTTGCTTACAGATGCCGGTAAGCGCAACAGAAACCAATCCGGTGTGCCTTGGCTGACCTTGTAAATGTCGTGGAATTGGTTTTTACCCTTGGGTGTGCCGCCAAAGACCGCCCAACCCTGCCGGTCAGACAACGTAGGCCGGATGACATTACCCCAAACCGAGGGCCGGAAGTCGCCGTATTCGTCAAGATAGACCCCATTAAAACCCATTCCGCGCATAGCATCAGCGTTGTCCCCGCCAAACAACATGATTTTTGCGCCGTTAATTAGTTCCACCATCAAGTCAGATTCATTGCTTGTGCTGGTGATAGGCGCAGCGTAATGCTTGAGGTAATCCCATGCCACCCGCTTGGCCTGGCTGCGGAACGGGGCAATGTACGCATATTGTGCGCCTCGGTGTCCCTCTGTGATTGCCCGTTTAATCACATCATTGATTGCTGCCACAGTCTTACCGGCTCTTCGGTGGGCGACCAAACATGACCAGCGAGTCGTGCGGTTGTGGAACGGCATAAATGCGTCCCTCGGGCTATACGGCAGGATTATTTCCCGTTTGCCCATGTCACTACCATTTCCACCGGCCCTTGGTCAGCGCCTGTCACTTCAGTCCTTGCCAGCTTGGGCACATGATATTCCACCACCGATTGGAACAACTCAAACGCCTTTGCCGGATTGGGCTTGATGTCATGCTCGGGATCGCCGTAAGCGACCGTATCAAGCCATTCGGTCAATCTATGGGCATTACCATCAACAAACAATGCGATGGCCTCACGCGCCTGTTGCGTGGCCTTGTTGGGCGTTCCACCCGTGCGACCACCCGTTTTCTTTCTAGTCTTGCCTACTTTAGATTCTGAAGTCATAAAGAACCCATTCTTTATTTCTTTTTAGTCTTTTGCATTTTAGCTTGATCAGCCTTGTTAAATTCCTTGGCTACCTTCACCGGAATCCCTGCCATTTTTGCAAATTTAGGGTTGTGGGCGGCGGCTGCCATAAATTTGGCTTGTTTGCTGCTAGTGCTCGGCATATGCGTCCTTCATGTGAATCAAGCCGTTAAGCATTCGGCTTTGTGTGTTGAACCAAGGTTTACTGTAGTCGCAATTAGCGTAATGGTCAAATTCCGGTATGCCTAGCGTGTAATGGGCAATCTTTGTCCGCAAATGGTCATGTTCACCTACCAGTACATTCCATTCCCTTGGCAATTCGCCAATCAATGAGTCGGGCAACCATTGGAATCGGTGCAGTTCTTCGCCTGTGCTTTCCTCAATGAATTCGGGTGTTAGTACCCGATTGCGCGGGTGTTCGCAATTCCACAACACCACGCTTGACCAGTTTTTCCTTGGATAGTCGCCGTTTCGGGCTTCCATCGGTGTGCCAATGTACTTCTTTGGGTGTTTGGTCTGATAGTCATGCTTGACCACCTGGACGGCATAACGCGGATCAAACAGGCTTTCCAAGTCTTCAATGTCTGCCAGCATGAGCATATCGCTGCCATCCAAAAAGATTGCTTTGCCCTGATATCCGCACAAAAATGGGACTAAAAACCGCTGATAGGTGAATGCGTTTGTACCGTCCCGCTGCTTTCCCGACAAGGGCGTAATGCTTACTAGCCCCTTAGTGCGCTCTATGACCGATTGGCAGAATACATGGTAGCCCACGGCTTCCCGAGGGTCGTATCCTGCAAATATGCGGATCATTTGAGGGTCAGGCGGTAAATCGTAGCGTCCACCAGCGCGGCAATTTCGTCCACGATGTTTTGCAGTTGGGATTCTTCCGGCAAAGCCACCCGATTCTTTTCAATGTAAGTTTTTAGGCTTGCCATGTACTTTTGCGGGTCTTTGGCGTTGTGGAAATTTTCGGGATAGTCTTTGATTTTTTCGTAACATCCAGCGTAAGCCTCAGCAAAATCATCGGTCAATTCAATGATTTCGGGGTAATACTTGCCCAATGCTTTGTGCGTTGCATAGGAATCGGTTGCCAAATGCATAAAATGGGTGACCGTGCCGCTATGCAGCATGGTCGAAATAAAGTCCGCGACATTGTTTTTCATTGCGCCACCTCTAAAACCCCATTGTAAGGCAATGGAACGTCTTTAGGCCACCGGCCCGCGTTGGTCAATGCATCCACCGTCTTTTGGTGCGCCTGATTCCATAGCTGCTGGCGCTCATTTTTGTTCAAATTTGGCCCTTGGTCAATTTCAAAATGGCAATGTAGACAAAGCGCAGCAACCAAATTATCGTCTGCTTTAATGCCCCGACCCTTTCCGCCGCCCCAATTTGTGTGCGCGGCCTGCACCATTTGGCCTGATCCGCAGCATTGACAGTCAAGGCTTGCCACTAATTTCAGCAGTTTTTTGCTTCTGACGTACTCGTGTTTTTTCAACAATTACA